TTAACCACCGACTGGACCGACTGGGCCCGATGCGGACTTGGGTGCCCACACCGGTTCGATCCGCACCTGCGCCTCGCCGCCAGGCTCCGCAGCAGGGATCACCCAGATCGTGCGGATCAGCCGTCGGAGCACCGCTCGCCGACGCGGCACCGCGAGGGTCTCCCACTCTTCCAGCAGACCACGGGCCGCCGTGACTGCCTGCGCCGCGCCCTCGGCGCTGCGCTCCACGGCCTGCTCGGCCTCGGCCAGGCGCAGCTCGGCCGCAGTTCGCTCCGCCAGCAGGTGGTCACGCAGCTCGATGTACACGGCCTCGGGGATGACCTCGGCGATGTGCTGTCGGGTGAGGGTCATCATCTGCCGGTCGATGCTGGCGAGGTTTCGCAGAGCCGCTGTGCGCGTGGACTCTGCGTCGACTGCGAGGGCCTGGACGTCGCGGAGCCGGTCGGCCTCGGCGCTCACCTCATCGGCGATCTCGGCCAGCCACGCCAGGATAGCGCGGATGATCTTACGCTCGCTCAGACTCACCCGCACCCCGAGGCCGCGCAGTATGGCCTCGCGGCAGCGCATTGACCCGTAGGTGTTGCTTGTTGAGCGGGTCATGGCGTATCCGCAGTCACCGCATCGCACCAGTCCTGACAGGACATACCGCGCCTCACGGGTACGAGGTGGCTCCAGAGCCGCTGCCATTCGGGCAGTCCGGTACGCCTCCCACATCTCTGGGTCAATGATTCGCGGCTGCGCACCTACATCCCAAACCAGCTCGCGAAAGGGCTGGTGTATCCTTTCCCCTTCTGCATCGACAGGCACGCGGACAAGAAGGCCGGCCGCGAACCCGGAATCGAGCGTGAGGGTGAGCGTTCTCGGTATCCACGGGCGGCCGTAGGTGTTAGATATGCCGCGTGCATTGAGGTCTCGACATACGGCCGAAAAACCCATTCCGTCGATGATCGACTGGTATGCCCATTTGAGCACTTGCGCCTGGTCGTCGCGGATCTCGTACCGCTCCGGCTCTCCGGGTACACGAATCCAGTTGTACCCGTATCTACTACGGCCCGTCGCCGGTAAACCGCGCGCGCGACGCACGGCATGCGTTTCTTTCCACACCTCCCCAATCTGGTCAGACTGATATTCCGCGAAATCGATGTGAATATTTCGATTAAATCGACCGGAAGCGGTTTTCAGGTCGACCTCTTCGGTTGCCGCCTCAATGCGCCCTCCGACTTCCTCGGCCTGCGTCTCAGCGAGAATCCAATGTCGCCGCCGTCGCGACAAACGGTTCCATTGCCACAGGACAATGACGTCTGCACGCCCCTCGCGGAGCCACGCCATTGCCTCCTGCACGCCTTTTCGTTTGTGCCAGATGCGCCCAGTGTGCTGCTCCCAGACGACATGAACAACTTCGTAGCCCTGTCGAGCGCAGTATGCGCGGTCGGCCGCCTCCTGAATTTCGTCAGAAATGGTTTCCTCTTTTTCGAGGGACTGTCTCATGTATAGCACCGCCCTCGGGCGGCGCTTCAGTACATCGCGCGAAAGGATCGTTTTCTTCATTTCACCTCACGTTTCCTGTTTCGGGCACGAAACACCTTGGTGGGAAGTTCACAGGGCGCGGTGCCACAGCCCGGCGCGCCGCACCGCACTCCGGATGTAGGCGTGGTCCGCCGCTGTCAGATGGTCGAGGCGAACGCTGAGCGTGTACTGGTCGACGTCGAGCACGTCGGCGAGCGCCGGCCTCGACGACGGCCCCTCGTCGCCGACCACCCGCACCGCGTACGCGAGCGCGCACACCGGGAGCAGCCGCGCCGCCGCGCACTCGTGCACCCGCAGCTCGCCACGCCGCTCGTGCCACGAGGTGCAGTAGGCGCCGTCGTCCCCGCGCTCGTGGTGCACAATCTCATGCGCGATGGTGACGCGGCGCTCGACGGTGGTCAGGGCGGGGTGCAGCCGGATGACACCCTCGCGGTAGTCGCCCCAGCCGTCGACGGCGTGGGACTGCACGATGGTCAGTCCGAGGCGTCGGGCGTGTGCCACGGGGTCGTACGGGGGGTGCCCGCGGGTGCAGGCGATGGGTGGAACGCACGACACGGATGGCACCCCCCGGTGACCTCGGGGAGGTCACCGCCTATGCGTCTCCCCACTCCCACTGCTCTTCCTGGACGTCTCGCGTCCGCCGCTGTGGCGGCCGGAACGCTGCCCTCACGGTAGTAGAGTCCTCAAGCACCTTTCGGTCACTCGGCTGTTCGGGGGATGGTCGCCGACGCGTCTCGGCCTCGCCCAGGTGGCCTACATGGCCCTGTGTATGCCGCTCTGCGAGGCGGCGGGCCAGCTCGCCGAGCAGGGCCGTGTCGGTCAGGGCGGTGGGGTCCGCTGGCCGGGTCTGCGGCGCAGCCTCGTCCTCGGTGAGGACTCCGGCTTGGACCAGAAGCTCCTGTAGCGACACGTCGAGAGCACGCGCGGCCTTGCGGGCGGTGCGCACGTCGGGGACCGTCCCCTCGCTGATCCATCGGCCGACCACGCTGCGCTGGACGCCTGAGGCGCGCGACAGGTCGACGGGTCGCCAGCCGCGCTGCGCCAGCTCGTGTCGTAGCCACCGCTGCCAGGGGGTGTCGCTGTTCGTCATGACTGCCCATCGTAGTAGCGCGCATGCTACAGCCACCGGGCAGGGCAGGAACCGGACAGAGGAGCGCGAGGGGGTTGCGCACCATTGTGACCTGGGGAATCACCCAATCAGCGCTGTAGCGCGTGCGCTACTTGTGTTGCGTGCACGCTACCGACCGGTGTAGCGTGGGACCTACAGCAGCCCCGACCGAGCTACAGGAGGTCACACGAATGGCCGCTGTCATCACGCTCCGTAGAACCCGCCTAATGGCCTATCTCCGCTCCGCCAACCTGAGCAACACGGCACTGGCCGACCGGATGGGCATCCACCGCACCACCCTCCAGAGACACCTCGCCGGCGTGATCCGGCCCGGCGAGGACTTCATCGGCGCGCTGCTCCTCGCGCTGCCGAAGGCTCGCTTCGAAGACCTGTTCGAGGTCGCCCCCGCTCGGGAGGCATCGTGACCCGCGTCGACGCCATCCGCGCCGCCGCGCAGGTGTTCGCACAGGCCCGGGCCGACCGCGACGCCCTGCCGCCCCGCCTCGCGGCCGAGGCCGCATGGCAGGCGGGCGGCCCGTCCGTCGAGGAGATCGAGGCGAAGATCCGCGCCCTGCGCGGCCTCGCCACCGCCGTCGCCCTGCCGGGGGCGGCATGACCACCGCCCTGGACATGACGGACCCCCGCCACGTAGCTGGCCGGCCAGCAGCGGGGGTCCTGGAGACGACCGACCACCACAGTGGCCCGTCGCAGCCCTCAGCCTACGGCCCTCACGACATTCCGTGGATCGCCTCGCTGCTGGGCGAGGAGGCCGTCACCGTTACCCGCATCCTGAGGAAGCAGCCAACATGAAGCTCGGGACCTTCGCCCCACCTGACTCGCCGGTCGTCGACCCGCTCGCCGACACCCTCCGCCACGTCATCACCACCGCCGCGCACACCGCGCCCCGCTCACTCCAGGTCGCCCTCGGCCCGTCCGAGATCGGGGAGCCGTGCGCCCGGCGCCTGGCGTATCGGCTGATGGACGAACGCCGCGTCAACGGCGGCGGCGACCCGTGGGCCTCCATCGTGGGCACGGCCGTACACGCCTGGCTCGCTGAGGCGTGCCGCGCCGAAAACGACCGGCTCGGCCGCATCCGGTACCTCGTCGAACAACGCGTCGAGATCCGGCCCGGGGTGGCGGGATCGTGCGACCTGTACGACGCCGACGAGGCCACAGTGATCGATCACAAGGTGCTCGGCGAAACCACCATGCGCCTGTACAAGCGGGGGGGTCCGCCCGACCAGTACCGAGCCCAGGCGCACCTCTACGGCCTCGGCCTCGCCCGCCTCGGCCTCCCGGTGCGCCGCGTCGCCCTCGCGATGTACCCCCGCGCCGGGCTCCTGTCCGGCCTGCACCTCTGGTCAGAGCCCTACGACCCCGCCGTGGCCGACGCCGCGATCGCCCGCCACGACCAGATCCTCGAAGCCGCCTGCGCGCTCGACGTCACCGACCACCCCGAGCGGTACCAGCACATCCCACGGACCGCGTCCCGCCGCTGCCGCTACTGCCCCTGGTACCGGCCCGGTGCCGACACCGGGGCGACCTGCCCTGGCGACACCCCCTGACACCCCGCCCCATGGCGGAACACAGAAGAAGAAACGGAGAACCCGACACATGCAGCTCGGAACCTTCACCCCCAACGCCCGATCCGTCGGCGACCAGTGGCCCGCCAAGGAGGCCGTCGACCGCCCGCTGGTCGTGCTCGTCCGCGAGCACCGCAGCGGGATCGTCACGAAGTACAAGCCCGAGGGCGCGGCGGGCGTGGTCGTGGACGTGGTCGACCTGTCCACCGGCGCGGTCTACATCGACGTGCTGTGGATGAACGGGGCCGTCGTCGACGCTCTCGCGGCCTACGTGGGTCAGGCCCTGCCGATCCGGCTGGTGTGGACCCCGTCCGCGCGCGGCGGCAACCCCTACATCGCGGTCGCGGCATTGGATGGCTCGGATCTCGCGCTGGCCCAGCAGTGGGCCAGCGCCAACCCCGACCGGGTCGACCGGGAGCGGGCCGCGCGCAAGAACGGCGGAGCGACCACCCCGGCGGCCGTGACCACCCCGGCCCCGGCGGCCCCAGTCGCCCCGGCGGCGGACCCGGCCGTTCAGGCGCTGCTCGCGCAGATCGCCGCCGGGGGCGCGCCGACTGCGTGACGACGTGACCTGACCAGTGCTGTCCCGCACCGGCCCCGCACGGGGCCGGTGCGGGACGTCATCGGCCAAGCCACGCCCCCTCTTCGCCTCATCGCACCGTGGAGGCTCCACAGTGGACCCAGACATGCTCTCCGCTGCCCTCGACTGGTACGACGCCGGCTGCTCCGTGGTCCGCGTCGCCACCGACGGCACCAAGGCCCCCGCAGGGCAGTGGAAGGAGTACCAGCGCCGCAGACCCGGCAGGGACCAGGTGGTGACCTGGTTCGCTGACGGGCACCCCGGCATCGGCGTCGTCTGCGGCCCCGTCTCCGGCGGCCTGGAAATGCTCGAGCTGGAAGGCCGCGCCGTCAGCGAGGGCCTGGTCCTCGCCCTCCGCGAACACGTGGAGGGCGCCGGGCACGCCGAGCTGTGGCAGCGGATCGCCACCGGCTACACCGAGACCAGTCCCAGCGGCGGCCTGCACATCCTGTACCGCGTCGACGGCGGCCTGGTCGACGGCAACACCAAGCTCGCGGAACGCCCCGCGCGCGACGATGAGCTGACCCACGACGACCACGGTTTGCTCGCCACCAAGGGGAAGCGCCCCCGAAGGACCTTGCTGGAGACGCGCGGCCGCGGCGGGTTCGTCGTCGTCGCCCCCTCCCACGGCCCCGTCCACCCCACCGGCCGCGCCTGGCGCACCGTCACCGGCACCCCCGCCACCATCCCCACCATCACCCCCGACGAACGCGACGTGCTCCACGCCGCCGCCCGGGCGCTCGACCAGCTCCCGCCGCCGCCACCGATCCCGGACCCGGTCCCCCTCGACCCCGACCACCGCCGCGGGGGAACGCCCCCAGGCGAAGACTTCAACCAGCGCGCCACCTGGAATCAGATCCTGGAGCCGCACGGGTGGCGGGTCGCCTACCAGCAGGGCACCCGCACCTACTGGACCCGCCCCGGCAAAGCCCACGGCGTCTCCGCCGTCACCGGCGGCGACCACGGCGACTACCTCTACGTGTGGACCACCAGCACCGAGCTACCCGCCGAGACGGCACTGTCGAAGTGGCGCACCTACGCCCTGCTGAACCACGACGGCGACTGGTCGGCCGCCGCCGGCGTGTTGCGCCGCCAGGGCTACGGAACCCCCGCGCCCGAACCGGCCCGGCCCGTGCTGGCACCGCTGCCCACCATCACCGCCACGCCCAGCGCGGCTGGGACCCTCGCCATCGTTCACCAGCCACCCGACACCGAGGTCGAGAGCACCTACGCCCGCTCCGACGACGGCAACGCCCTGGCCCTCATCGACCGGTACGGCGCCGTCCTGCGGTACTGCCCCGAACGTGGCCGCTGGCTGCACTGGACCGGGGTCCGCTGGGAATGGTGCGCCTCCGGCGGCGGCCACGCCCGCGAGTACGCCAAGAGGATCGCACGCGCACTCCCCGAAGACGACCAAGCCGCGATCCGGCACAAGGCTCGCAGCCTCGGCGCCGTCGGCACCACCGCCATGCTCACCCAGGCCGCCACCGATCCCCGCATCGTCGTGGGCCTCGACCAGCTCGACGCACACCCCTACGAGTTGAACACACCGACCGGGATCATTGACCTGCGCACCGGCACGCTCACCCCACCCGACCCGGCCCGCCTGCACACCCGCATCACCGCCGCCGCGGTCGACGAGGCCGCAGACCCGATCCGGTGGGCGGAGTTCCTCGGCGACACCTTCGGCAACGACCAGGACCTCATCACCTACCTGCAACGCCTCGTCGGCTACTCCGCCTGCGGCCGCGTCCGCGAACACGTGCTGCCCTTCGCGTTCGGGTCCGGTGCGAACGGCAAGGGAGCGTTCTTGGAGACCGTGACCCACGTGTTGGGGGACTACGCCACCACCGCGCCCGCAGGGTTCCTGATGGCCAAGAACTACGCCAGCCACGACACCGAGATCGCCCGCCTCGCCGGCGCCCGCATGGTCGTATGCAGCGAAGTGAACGAACAGGATCGGTTCGACGAGGCCAAAGTCAAGGCCCTGACCGGCGGCGACACGCTGACCGCCCGGTTTATGAGGCAGGACCACGTCACGTTCACACCCACACACACGCTGTGGCTCATGGGCAACCACCAACCCGCCGTCACCAGCGGCGGCCACAGCTTCTGGCGCAGACTCCGGCTGGTCCCCTTCACCCGCACCGTGCCCGAGGAACGCCGCGTCGACGACCTCCAAGGAATCCTCGCCCGCGAACACGGAGCGGCCGTGCTGGCGTGGATCATTGAGGGTGCCCGCGACTACGCCACCAACGGGCTGCCCACCCCCGCCAGCGTCAAGGCCGCCACCGCCGAGTACGAGACCGCCCAGGACACCGTCGCCCGGTTCGTCGCCGACTGCTGCCACATCGGGGGCGCCGACCACGTCACCACCACCACCAGCGCGCTCCGCGCCGCCTACGAACGCTGGTGCCTCGCCGAAGGCGAAGCGGCCGTCAGCCCAAAACGTCTCGGTCTCGAACTCCGCCGCCTCGGCATCGACCCAGCTCGCACCGGACGAGCCCGCCTCTACCGGGGTGTCGCCCTCATCGCCGACGAGAACACGTCACCCGACGCCGGGAGGCTCGACCTCGCATGAGCGCCCACAACCTCATGGGCCGCCTGGTGGTGACGCATCAACGCGTCACCACCGTGACGCGTGGTGACGCGTTTTCCAGTTATCGGCCCTCGCGTGCGCGCGCGCATACGCACGCGGAGCAACCAACCCAACAACGCGTCACACGTGTCACCAGGAGCCCCCTGTTGATCTTCGCGACGACCCGCCCCACCCCCACCCCCTGCCCCCGCTGCGGACGCCTCCACCTCACCGGCCTCGACGAAGGTGTGCCGTACCGAGTCGACCCCGCCCCCATCACCCTGTCCGCCGAACTGCACGCCCGCCTCGCCGGGCGCCGCACCTACGCCCTCATCGCGGGTCGCCTCGCTCTCCGCACCCCCAGCCGCATCCGCGGCGACCACCGCGGTCGGCCGCCCGTTCTGCCCGCCCACCAGTGCGCCCACCCCGTCACCCCCGACCAGGTCGAGGTCGACCAGGTGGTGGCCGTCGCCCGACTGCTCGCACCCAAACGAACGGCCCCGGCCCCGGTTCCGACCTCGGGGTTGGAGGCCGTAGCGCTCGACCTACTGAGCGAGCACCTGGGCGCCAGGGTCATGTCCATTGACCCGCCGCCGCCGTTCTGAGGTCTGACCTGCGGGGAACGTTCGACGAGGGGGAACGCGCGGGGGGATGGGTAGGGAAAATCCGACGCGAACTTGTAGCGTGTGCGCTACCAACTGCGGTAGTGTGTGACCTACACCGGCAGTGTGCCGGTGAACGAATGGAGACGACCGATGAAGACGACGACCACCCGCCGCCTGGCCAGCGGCCCGCAGACCTGGGTGCTGCCCGCCCACGTGGCGCTCACCCGCCTGGCCACCCACGCGGGGCTGCACCGCCTGACCCTCGACACCGTCGACGTTGGCGTCCCCCTCTACGGCGCGTCCGACACCCCGCCCTACGGCCTGGCCATCCTCTGCGCCTCCGCCCGTGACCTGACCGCATGGGCGCGCAGCATCCCCGGCGCGCAGCTCATGCTCCGCGTGCACGCCGAGCGCCTAATCCTGGGGCTCTACGGCGAGATCGACACGATGCCCGTCCGCGTCCGCGTGCTGCTGCGCCGGGACTACGACGTCACGGTGCCGGACGGGGCCGAAGACGGGTACGTGCGGATCGCGATCGACCAGGTGGTCGCGTTCGCGCAGTGCACTGGGAGCGCCCAGTGACCGCCACCGTGCCGCCGGCCGCCTGGTACGTCATCCCCACCCGGTCCGCCCGGCTGACGGAAAGCCACGACGTGCTCGGTCCGTACACCCAGGACCACGCCGAGGAGGTCGCGGCCCAGTACCGGGCCGACGGGGTCCTGGCCCAGGCGCACAAGAGCGCTGGCCGGCCGCGCTGGTTCCCGGTCCGGCCCGCCCACCACGTCCCGCCAGGTGAGGCCCAGTCCGCGAGCGACCACGTGTTTGTTGTGAGCAGCAGTCGTGCCCGGTGCCTGCGCTGCGGCATCAGGACCAACCTGCTCGGCCCGTGGCGCGTGATGAGCACGTGGACCGACTCCCCGTGCCGGCCGGGACGCGGTCCAGGCGACCCGATCACGGACGCGGCCATGGTCTACGCCGAGCGCCTCCGCGACACTCACCCCGCCGTCGCCGAACTGATCGCCTCGGTGGCCACCGGCCATCGGCCCACCCCGGACCGGCCGACCACGTGCCGCGCCTGCCGGCTCCCTCTCTCGGCGTGCCCGGAGCGGGAGGCGCTCGCCGCCGTGGCCGAGGAGTGGCGCGAGCGGACCGAGGGGGAGCAGTGACCCTGCGGCCCACCGACACCCAGCACGCCCGCGCCCTGGCGGCGCTCACCGGCCCCGCGCCGCTCACCCCCGAGCAGCGTGAGGCCCTGGCCGCCCTGCTCCGCGTCATCGACCGCGCCGAGCTGCTTCCCACCCCGGTCGCGGTGACCGCCCTGGCGGCGGTCCGCGCCCTGGCGGACACGAAGGAGGTCGCGGCGTGACGCCGACCCGGGCGCTGATCGTCCGCCTGCACTCGCTGCCGTGCGCCGTGTGCGGCCGCCCGGCCGCCGGGGTGGCGCTCTACCCGGATCAGCACGTGGTCGCGCCGTGCAGGTGCGTGATCCCCGTCCCCTGGCCGCCGACCACGCCGCCCAACCAACAGTGAGCCAGTGCCGCCGGCCCCACGCCATCACAGCGGGGCCGGCGGCACCCTCACCGTCCACAGTGGAGACGACGTGATCGACCCCCAGAACACCACCGCAAGCAGCCCTCCCGTGGTCGCGCGAGTCAGCCGATACGAGCTGTCCTGCCTGCCCGACGACCACCCGGCACGCGACCGATACACCCTCGCCGTCGAGTACCGAGGGAAGTCCCGCCAGCGCCACGACGAGTGGGCCGTGCTCCACGGCCCGTGGGCGCTGTCCCGCGACGGCCACTGGGACTACGAACCGCCATCGACCTGCCGCCGCACGGTGATCGCCCAGTACCGGTACACCCTCGACGACGCGCTGGAAGCCGCCCGACGGGAAGCACCTCGCCTGGCCGCCGACGGTTGCGCGGTCGCGGACGTCCTCCGCGCCGCCGCCGTGACTGACCACCCGTCCGGGTGCCGCTGGTGCGGCGTCCCCCACCGCGAGCACTCGCAGCGGTGGACCCCCGAGACCGGATGGCACGAGTGGACGGCCCCGACCATGAGCCAGATCAAGACCCGCATGCTCGCCCGGCGGCACCACCACGAGGAGACCCAGTGACTGAGACCCCCGACGCCGCCCTGCTCGCCGCCCTCGGCCGCATCCTCGACCACCTCGCCCAGACCGGCGCGCAGTGCCTCGCCGCCCACCACGACCGCGACCTCGCCACCGCCGTCGCCCTGATCGCCGACCTCGTCGACGTGCGCGGCTGCTGCCCCAGCACCGACGACTGCCACGTCCACCAGGCCGCCGGCGACGGCCCCTGCCCCCACGGCCGCGCCTCGGCGTGGCTGGACACCATCACCCGCCGCTGGATGACCGACCAGCAGTAGCCAGCGCCCGCCCAGCGCGGTCTTCCGCGCCGGGCGGGCCACCTCATGCAGGAGACCCCATGACCACGACCGACGTGTCCGCCCGCGGCCGCGCCAACCGCCGCCGCGGCGCCGACGCCGAACGCGCCGTCGCCGCCTGGCTCCGCGGCCACGGCTGGCCGCACGCCGAACGCGCCGTGCGCACCGGCTACCGCACCGCCACCCGCACCAGCGCCGACCCCGGCGACATCACCGGCACCCCCGGCATCGTCTGGCAGATCAAGGACGTCGCCCGACCCGACGCGGCACGGTGGCTCGACGAGACCCGGCAGCAACGCGACGCCGCCGGCGCCGACCACGGCATCCTCGTCATCCGCCGCCGAGGCACCACCGACGTCGGACGCTGGTGGACTCTCCTCACCACCAGCGACCTGCTCCGCCTGGTCCACGCCACCCGCCCCGGCCTCCTGTCCGCCCCGGTGATGATGGAGCTGGGCGACGTCGCCGCGCTGCTCCACGCCGCCGGCTACGGCACCACGCCCGAGGCGATGGCCGGATGACCACCTGCGTGATCCCCGACTGCCGCCGCGATCCGGGCCGCGACCTCCTCATCTGCTACACCCACCGCGACGACCTGGCCCACTGGCTCCGCCGCATCCCCGACCTGTACACCCTGCTCGACCCCACCCCCACCCGCCACGGCATCGGCCGCGGCGCGCCTGGCTACTGGTCGGCCCCGCCGGCCCGCCTCGACGTGATCGCGGCCCGCGACTGGCGGTCCCTGCCCGACGGCGACGGCGACGTGCTGGCCGCGCCAGCGGTGCTGGACTGGATCGTCGGCGCCGTCGACACCGTGACCCACCACTGCCGGTTCCTGCTGCGGAACCTCACGGTCCTGTGCGCGCTCCCCACCATCGACGAGGTCGCAGACGTCCTCGGGCGGCTCCACCGGCAGCTCGAACGACACACCGGATGGGACCGCCGTCGCCCGGTCGTGGGCCACTGCACCAGCGAGATCAGCGACACCGAGGTGTGTGCCGCGCCGCTGCGGCTTCCCGAGAGCGGCGAGGCGATCACGTGTTCGGTCTGCGGCGGGGTCTACCGCGGCTGGGCGCTGGTCGATCTCGCCGTCCGCCAAGCATCCTGACCGCATCTACCAGGAGGAACCACATGGCTCGCGGCCTGCTGTACGCCTACGCCGCGGACTACGCCGCCGGCGACCGCCAGCTTCGGGCACTCCGCGACTGGGCCGCCGCCCACACCCACACCGTGGTGTCCGAGGTCGTCAGCTACCGGGGCCGGGACGGGCGCCGGATCGGCCTCGACCAGGCGATCGATGACCTGCTCGCCGGAGCTGTCGACCTGCTCGCCGTCACGCGACCCGAGTGCCTCAGCCGCGACAAGGCTCGCCTCTCCGCGCTGGTCACGATGCTGGGTGGCCGCCTGGTCGCGCTGAACGACCAGTGAGTGGACAGGCGCGCCGTCTCAGCGAGGCGGCGCGCCTGTCGGCGAGATGTGACGTTCTGTGTGGGAGGGAAGATGGTGCGGACCCCGTTGGTGATCCGCGAGGGTGGCCGGGTGCTGGTCGACCGGGTCACGCTGGCCCGGATCTCGGGTCGGTCGGTGCACACGATCCGGGCGCGCTGCCCAATCGAGTTTCGTCATCGTGACGGAAGGCCCCTGTATGACGCGGCCCGCTGCCGAGCGATCCTCGATGGCATCCCGGAGCGCCGGAGGGTTGCGTGAGCCTATATCATGTTCGTGTGGGCGGAGCCATGCCCTGATCACGCAACCTTGAACCCCCGTTGAGCCATCTGGCTCCGGGGGTTCTCTCATGTCCGGCGCTGGGGGGGGTGAGCGATGGCCCGCCCCGTCACCCCCGACGAACGCACCCAGATCGTCGCCGCCCTGCGCGAGCACGCCGGCACCCGCGAGGGGGGCATCCGGGCTGTCGCCCGTCGGTTTGGTCGCGCCCTGTCCACGATTCACCGGATCGCCCGGGACGAGGGCATCACCGTCGACCGGTCCCAGACCGCCGCCGCGACCGCCGCCCGCACCGTCGACCTCGCCGCGCGCCGCGCCGAGCTGGCCGCCGCGCTGCTCGACGACGTCGACCAGCTCCGCGCCCGGGCGTGGTCGGCGTACACCTACGCCGACCGGGGCCCGACTGGTCCGGTTCGGGTGACGCTGGACCTGCCGCCGCTGAGCGAGCAGCGGAACGCCTACGTCGCGCTCGGCGTGGCGCTCGACAAGCACGTGCTGCTCGACAAGCACGACAGCGGCACCCAGGTCGAGACCGCCACGTCCCTCGTCGCCACCCTGGCCGCTGGGCTGCGGGCCGCGCACCACGAGCTGGTCGCCGCCGACGAGGCCGTCGACGACGCCACGGAGGCCGTCGATGACGCGTCTTCACCTTGACCGGATCACCACGCTGCTGTCCCGGCGGCAGATCCAGTCGATCGTCGAGTCCGAGTCGTCGCCGCTGTCACTGTGGACCGGCGCAGTCAGCTCGGGGAAGACGATCGCGAGCCTGATTGCGTTCGTGATCGCCGTGGCGGCCGCGCCGACGCAGGGCCTGATCGTCGTCGTCGGTCGTACTCTTCAGACCATCGAGCGGAACTTGCTCAGCCCGCTCCAGTCGCCCAGTTTGTTTGGGCCGATCGCCGCGCACGTGCACCACACCACCGGGTCGACCACCGCCACCATCCTCGGCCGCACCGTCCACCTCGTCGGCGCCTCGGACGCCCGGTCCGAGGGCCGTATCCGAGGCGCGACCGTGGCGCTGGCCTACGTCGACGAGGCGACACTAGTGCCGCAATCGGTCTGGATGATGCTGTTGTCCCGGTTGCGGGTTCCTGGCGCCAGGCTGCTGGCCACGACGAACCCAGACGGGCCGGGCCACTGGCTGCGCAGGGACTTCCTGTTGCGCGCGGGCGAGGTCGGGTTGGTGCACTGGCACTTCGTCCTCGACGACAACCCCTCGCTGGAAAAGTCCTATGTGGACAACTTGACGGCCCAGTACACGGGACTGTGGCACAGGCGCTTCATCCTCGGCGACTGGTGCCTAGCCCAAGGCGCGGTCTACGACTGCTGGGACGAGGAACAACATGTCGTCGACACCCTCCCGCGCATCGACCGGTGGATCGGCGCGGGCATCGACTACGGCACCACCAACGCCACATCCGTGCTGCTGCTGGGCGCCGGCCAGGACCACACTGGCCGGCGCCGCCTGTACCTCACCCACGAGTGGCGCTACGACTCCCGACAGCACGTCCGCGCACTCACCGACCCCGAGTACAGCAACCGCATCCGCGGCTGGCTCGACACCATCGACCGTCCACATGAGACCACACGCGGGGTGCAGCCGGAGTGGATCTACATCGACCCCTCGGCGGCATCGTTGTCCCTCCAGCTCTACCGCGACGGCCTTCCCCGCGTGGCGCACGCGATCAACGATGTGCTCCCAGGGATCAGGACCGTGGCCGGGTTGTTGGCCACCGACCGGCTCCGCGTGCACCGTTCGTGCCGCGGCTGGATCGACGAGGTCGCGTCGTACTCGTGGGACGACGACGCCGCGCAGCGCGGCGAAGACCGCCCGGTGAAAGCCGAAGACCACAGCCTCGACGCCGGCCGGTACGTCATTCACTCCACCGAGTCGCTGTGGCGGCCACAGCTCGCCGCATAGGAGGTGACCGATGCCGCTACCAGCGGAAAACAGCCCCTGGCCGCCCCGCGAACACGCGACCAACTTGGTCCGGCTGCGGGAGTATGACGCCTGGTACGCCGGTGACCCGGACAGGCTGACCCGGGTGTACTCGTACCGGCTCACCACCGCACCAGAGAACAGGCCGTCGCAGTACAGGGGAGGCGTCGTCGGCCGGCTCGCCCGCTGGTGGTGGGGACAGCCCACCCCGGCCGGTGAGCGGCGATCCAAGATCCACGTTCCGCTGCCCGCGGACATCGCCAGCATCAGTTCCGATCTGCTGTTCGCGGAGCCGCCGACCCTCACCTGGTCGGACACGGCGACAGCCGCACGCTGGGAGAACCTCACCGAGGACCTGCGCTGGCACGCCCAGCTCTCCGCCGCTGGTGAGCTGGGCGCCGCGTTCGGCGTGGTGTTCCTCCGCGTCGACTGGGACACCTCGGTCGCCGACCACCCGGTCCTGTCGGTCGTGCGCGCCGACCACGTCCTACCCGAGTACCGATGGGGCATGCTGCGGGCGCTGACAGCGTGGACCACCGTGCACACCGACGACAGCGGGTCCCGGGTGATGCGGCACCTCCAGCAGCACGAGATGCACGGTGGCCAGGCGATCACGCTGCATGGCCTGTACGAGGGCACCCAGACCTCGCTCGGAAACGCGGTGCCGCTGGATGCGCATCCGGCCACGCGGGGTCTCGCCCCCGTGGTGGAGACGGGGCTACCGATGCTGCCGGTGGTGGACGTGCCGAACATGGCCCCGTCGCGCCTGGACCCGGGGTCCAGCTTGGGTAGGAGTGATTTCGAGGGGCCGCTTCTCGGGCTGTTCGACGCAATCGACGAGGTCTACAGCTCGTGGATGCGGGACGTGCGCCTGGCCAAGGCACGGGTCTTGCTGCCTGACGCGTTCTTGTCGCCGCTCGGCCCCGGCCAGGGCGCGATGTGGGATGAGGATCGCGAGGTGTACGCCGCGCTGAACATCCCGCCCACCAGCGACGGGAGCATCACGTTGCAGCAGTTCGCGATCCGCGTGCGCGAGCACCGCGAAACCGTCGACGACCTGGTGCGTCGCGCCGTCGAGGCCGCGGGCTACGCGGCGGCCACGTTCGGGCTGACCAGCAGCGATGGCGGTGGGGCGATGACCGCGACCGAGGTCGTGGCGCGTGAGCGGCGCTCGTTCGTCACCCGCCAGAAGAAGATCAACTACTGGTCACCAGCGTTGCGGCGACTTGCCGCCGTCGCCCTGCACGTCGACCAGCTCGTGTTCGGCCGCCCGGTCACGCCCGAGATGCCACGCGTCGAGTGGCCCGACGGGGTGTCCGAGTCCCCGCTGGTGCTCGCCCAGACCATCCGGGAGATCGCCACCGCCGAAGCAGCGTCGATCCGCACCCGGGTTGAGCTGCTGCACCCCGACTGGGACACCGCGCGCGTCGACCGGGAGGTGGCCGCGATCCGGGCGGAGCAGGGCGCCGACATACCGGACCCGGTCGACACCCTCCGCGCCACCGGCGGCGTGTTCGGCGAGGACCAGGAGGACGACGCCGTGGCCTAGGGGGTGAACGGTGGGGGTTGATCCGCTCTACCTCGACGAGATCGCCGCCACCGTGGCCGCCCTCTACCGCCAGGCCGAGATCGCCCTGGTGCGGATCATCGCCGGACACCTGGCCGGGGACCTCGACGACCGGGACATGCAGTCACCGGGGTGGGCTGAGACGAAGCTGTCGGCTGTCCGCGCGCTGCGTCGGTCGGCGCAGGCGGTGATCGCCGGGGTGCAGGCCGACAGCAGCACCGCGCTGCGGGAGGCGGCGGCCGCCGCGTTCCGCCACGGCTGGACCGCGGCGCTCGTCGACCTGCCCGCGACGTGGTTCCCAGCGTCGGGCCTGGCCGGCGCAGCCCGCCAGGCCCTCACTGAGTTGCCGGGGTTCGGGGCGATCGAGGCCCTGGCCGCCGCCGTCCACCACGACATCGGCGAACGCTCGCGGAACATCCTGCGGGACAGCGTCGACGCGTACCGCTCCGTGATCACCGCCGCGTCAGCCCGGGTCCTCACCGGGGTGGGCACACGGCGGGACGCCGCGCAGGCCGCATGGCGCCGGCTGATGGACCGTGGCATCACCGCGTTCACTGACTCGGCCGGTCGCCGCTGGCAGCTCTCCAGCTATGTGGAGATGGCCACGCGGACGGTGGCGCAGCGCGCCGCCGTGCAGGCACAGGCCGACCGGCTCACCACCACGGGCATCAGCCTGGTCTACGTCTCCGACCACGGCCAAGAGTGCGCGCTGTGCCGACCGTTCGAAGGGCGAGTGCTGCGGCTGGACGGCGGCCCGACGGGCGAGATCACCGTCCCGGACCGCATCGGTGGGGAACCGGTCACGGTCGAGGTGGTCGCCACGCTGGCCGAGGCTCAGGTGCTCGGGTTGTTCCACCCGAACTGTCGGCACTCGATCAGCGCGTATCTGCCGGGTGTCACGCGGGTGCCGCGACAGCCGACCGCCGACCCCGAGGGGAACCGGGCGCGGCAGCGGCAGCGCGCGATCGAGCGCCAGATCCGGAAGTGGCGGACCCGCGAGGCGGGCGCAGTGTCCGACGAGGAACGCCAACACGCGAAACACAAGGTGGCCGCGTGGCAGGCCGCCATGCGCGAGCACCTGAAGGAACACCCGAAGCTCAAGAGGGTGCGATACCGGGAGCAACCTGGTGCCGGCAACATCCCCAAGCCGGGGAAGAACGACCCGGCCGGCGCGATCGGCCCGGCCGTGCAGGCCAGCATCGACGGCCGCGACGACCCGGCAACCGCCGCCGTGTGAGGGTCCGCGATGGTGTCGGCCAGGCGCTGAGTGACGCTGTGCCGTTGTTCTTTCCTTGTGTGACAAGGCTTTCCAGTGTCGACGGTGCACGTCGACTGCACAAGGGAGTCCACGAGCGGCCCGAAACGGGGCCGTAACCACCCGAAGTAGCCACACCCGAAACGGGAGAGATCATGGGTGCCGCCAATGAGTCCACTGCGTCCGACCCGGCCGGCGACGAGCCGACCACCGGCCAGGAGGCCGTGAAGCCCGCACCGGGCGACACTGGCTGGAAGGCCGAGGCCGCCGAGCTGGAGAAGACCCGGCGGGCATCGATGAGCGAAGCCGAACAGGCCATCGCCGAAGCCGAGAAGCGCGGTCGGGCCGCTGCTGTCGCGGAGCTGGGCCGCCAGGTCGCTGCTGCGCGCCTGGAGGCCGCCGCCGCAGCGGCGGGCCTCACCCTCGGCGAGGTCGGGCCGCTGCTCGACATGACGCGGTTCGTCGACCCCAAGAGCGGGGCCGTCGACGAGGACGGCATCAAGGCTGCTGTGGCCGCGCTGGCCAAGCTCGCCCCCAAGCCCACGCCGCCGCGTTCGGGTGCCCCGGTCACCGGCGGCGGACCCGACCAGCCGCGGCGCGCGGCATCCCTGTCTGACGCGATCAGGGGCGTCTACGGCACCTGATCGCCATGTGAGTGAGGAGTTTCTATGCCCATCACGCTCGCCCAGGCTCAGATCAACAGTCAGTCCGATGTGGACTATGCCGTGATTGATCAGCTCCGCAGGTACTCTTGGTTGCTGGACCAAATCGTCTGGGACGACGTTGTCACCCCGGGGACGAACGGCGGGTCGCTGGAGTACGCCTACACGCGCCTGGTCACGGCGGCGCCGGCGGCGTTCCGTGCGATCAACGCTGAGTACTCGCCTGGTCAGGCGACGAGGCAGCGGTACAGCGCCGCCCTGAAGCCCCTAGGTGGCGCGTTCCAGGTGGACCGGGCGCTGGCGGACCTTGGTCCCGCAGCCACAAACGAGATCTCTTTCCAGATGCAACAGCTGCTGGTCAGCGTTCGCACGCGGTTCCAGCAGGAACTCATCCTCGGTGACACGGCAGTCGACAGCCTCGGGTTCGATGGGCTGTCCAAGGCGCTGGCCGGCAGCACAACCGAGTTCTTCCCCGGCAGTACGACGCGCTACGTGGACTGGACCAGCCCCGCGTTGACCAGCGTCGACAAGGCACACGACGCGATGGACGTACTCGACGAGTGGCTGTCCACGATCATGCCATCTCAGACTGGCGGTGCTACGGGTCAGCCCGGTGACGTGCCGCCCGGGGTGAAGGCGATCCTGGGCAACACCAAGTCGATCACTAGGGTGCGCAGTATCGCGCGGCGCGCGGCCATGCACACCGCGGCGAAGGACGACCTCGGCCGCACCGTGGAGCGGTACGGCGAGTGGGTGCTGGTCGACATCGGTGACCGGGTCGACGGTGCCTCGCCGATCATCCCGATCGAGACCCGCGACCCCGACGGGGCCGGCAGCGGCGGCAACATCAGCGGGCTGACCGACCTGTATGCGGTGTCGTTCGGCCTGGACGCGCTGCACGCCGCGTCGCCGGCCGGGCGGCCGCTGGTGCGGACGTGGCTGCCGGACTACGAGCGGTCCGGCGCGGTGAAGACGGGCGAAGTGGAAATGGGTCCAGTCGCGATGGTTCTGAAGAAGAGCCGTGCTGCCGGGGTTTTGCGGAACGTCAAGGTCCAGTGAGGACAGTGCGATGGCTAGTTTTCGTGTGACCACGCCAGTTTCCGGGTTCAGCGGCGAGGTGGCCGGTATCGTGTTCGTCGACGGCCACGCCGAGACGAGCGACCGGGCCGCCTTGGTGTACTTCCGGTCGCAGGGCTACGGCGTCACCGAGGTGAAGCCCGCCCGCAAGACCAAGACCGCGCCCGCCGAGCCAGCCACGCCTACCGCGTCGACCGAGGAGGTTTCGTGATCACCTTCGAGCACGTCGGGTCCGACGAGCGCGTCGTGTTCGGTGGCCCGCACCCCGAGGCCGACCGGCTCGTCGCGTCCCCCGCCTGGCGCCGGGTCCCCGACGCCAGCACCCCGACCCCGCCGCCTGTCTCGTCCATCGAGCCGCCGCCCGCGACCTCGGCCAGCCGGAGCTAGGCCGTGGCGCGCGTGTACGCCACCCGCGCCGACCTGCTCGCCTACCCGCCGCCGCCCACCGTCACCGTGCCCGCCGACCCCGAGGCGTCACGCCTACTTACTCGGGCCTCCGAGGCGATCGACGAGGCGCTGGTGACGGCCATCTACGACACCGACCCGGTCGGGATGCCCACCGACCCCATGGTGCGGGTGGCACTGCGGGATGCCACCTGCGCCCAGGTTCTGCACATCCTCGCCACCGGAGACGAGGACGGCGCGGCCGGCGAGTGGGACCAGGTCGTGATCGGCAACGTCAAGCTCTCGGGACGGCGGAGCGCGCTCCGCCCCGATGGGCGCGTCCCGTTGGCTGCTGGGGCCGAGCGTCATCTTCGGCTCGCCCGGCTGCTGCCCGGGGTGATCGTGCGCCGATAGGAGGTGGCCGACGTGGCGGGCATCCCGCAGTGGCTCTACATCCAGACCGGACAGGACATCGTCATCGAACCGTACGTCGGGGCCGGGCCGTTCGGCGACACCTACGGACCAGCCACTGTCGTCCGGTGCATCGTCGACGAGCGGCGGCGGCTGGTGCGAGATGCCACCGGTGACACCGTGGTGTCCGAGACGACGGTGTACTGCCCGCTCACCGTGGCCGCGCCACCAGGGTCGCGGGTGACTCTGCCCGACGGGCGGGTCTCCGTCGTGCTCACGAGCAGCCGAGGTGACGGCGGCCGGCTGCCGGTCCCGTCCCACCTGGAGGTGGCGGTGCGATGACGATGCGGGTGGACGTCACGTGGGATGGCGCGAAGGTCAAGCGGCGCGCGCGCTCGGGCGCGGTCCGCGGCCTCCAGGAGGCCACGGAGCACCTGTTGGGGGCCTCCCGTCAGCTCGTCCCGATCGAGGAAGGCACGCTGGAACGCTCGGGCGTCGCGAGTGTTGACGACACCCGGCTGGTGGGCGCGGTCAGCTACGACACTCCGTACGCGGTGCGTCAGCACGAGGAGCTGACCTGGCAGCACGATCCGGGGCGGCAGGCGAAGTACCTGGAACAACCTGCCGAGGCCGAGCGGGGGACGATGATGTCCCTTATCGCCGTGGCGATCCTGGAGAGCATGCAGTGACCCTCCTGGAACAGCTCGCTCACCTGCTGCATGACCTCGGGCTGGGTGTGTACCGGGCGGACGGACGGCCGGGGGGTGACGTGTTCCTCGCGGTCCTGCCGCAGGCCCCGGACAGTGCGGTCGCGGTCGCCCGGTACGGCGGCGGCGAGGCCGACTCCCTGCTGGGGTGGGATGAGCCGCGCATCCAGGTGCGGGTGCGGGGACCCGCCCGTGACGCGCGGGTGGCCGAGGCGCGCGCGCAGGCGGTCTACGACGCGCTGCACGGCCTCGGTCCCCGCGCGCTGGTCGGCGGGACGTGGCTTCAGCTCGTGGTCGGTGTGACGAGCGGTCCCGCCTACATCGGCAGGGACCAGGCAGGCCGCCACGAGTACACGGTCAACCTCCGCCTGGAGATTCGTAACCGCAGCGTGAACCGCCGCTGACCTTCCTTTTCCCTCACCCGGCCGCGAGCGGTCGGGTGTTCGGCGTGCCCGGAGGAGCACATGCCCAACATCAAGATCAACGCACGGGATGTCGTCGTCCAGGTCGAAGCTGCCACCGCCAACACCTGGGTGCTCATCGACGGTCTGACCTCGGCGACGGTGAACCCCAGCGAGAACGAAGAGACCGCTGAGACCACCACCTTCAGCAGTGCTGGCCACTACGAGCAGATGATCATGCAGCGGGGCGCCAGCATGGAGCTGGAAGGTGTGCGGCTGGTCGACCAGGCCACCGGCGCGTCGGAGCCGGGACAGGCCCGGTGCGAGGAGCTGGCCACCAAGGTCGGACACGAGTCGTTGGGCCGCGTCCGGTTCCGTCACCCGCTCCAGACCACGTGGAAGGTGTGGACGGCGACGTTCAGTGTGGGGGAGCAGGGCGGCGGCACCAACGACATGATGTCCTGGTCCTGCACGATCACGCGGTCCGGGGCGTCGACCACCATGGCGGTGACCCCATGACTGACCAGCCGGATGACTTCCTTGCGTTCTGGGCCGAACACGACGACACCACCCGCGAGACCCGCCGCATCCTCGGCGTCGACGTCACCGTGCCCCACGATCTGCCACTGAGGTTCGAGCAGCGCCTGGACCAGGCCGGCGCGGCCGCCACCGAGGACGACCTGAGGGTGCTGTTGGTCGACCTGTTCGGCCAGGACGTGCTCGATCGGTGGGTGGACGCGGGGATCACCAGCCGCCAGCTCCAGGTGCTGCTCGCGTGGGGGATCGCCAACGGCTCCGGCAGGCGGATCGGCTTCGCCGAGGCCGCCGACATCGTGGCCAAGGCCGAGGCCGCGAAGGGAAAAGCGGCCAGCCGAGCCCCTGCGGGGGGCTCTTCGCGGACCCGCGCATCCGCCGGTACTGGGCGCTCATCGAAGCGGACTTCGGCCGCGAGTATGGCCTGACGGCCGCCCAGCTCGCGGGCCTGACCCGGCGCCGGTTCCTGGTGTTGCTCGCGGGCCTGTCTGGTGACTCGGTGTGGCGGCAGGTGGTGTCCCGTGCGCCGGTCGAGGTGCACGGGGATGAGGCCGTGACGTCGGTGATCGACCGCCTGTAGCCGGGGGGGGTGAGCTGGTGGCGCTCACCGTCGGCGAACTGGTGGCGTTCCTGCGAGTCGAGCGGTCTGCGTGGGATCGTGCGCTGGACAAGGCCGAGGCGAAGATCAAGGTGGCCTCTACGGCCATCCGGGCCAGCTTGGATGAGGCTGGCCGGTTCGACGGCGAGGGGCTGCGGTCCGGCATGGACCGTGCTGCCGCTGGCGCGATGTCCCTCATCTCGCGGCTGGCTGCGATCCCCAGCGCCGCGCAGGGGATGGGCGGTGCCGTGAGCATGGTCGGGTCGCTGTCGGGTGCGCTGGGGCTGCTGCCTGCTGTCGCGCTGTCGGGTGCCTCGGCCATGGCCGCGCTGAAGATCGGCATGAGCGGTTTCTCAGACGCTTTGTCCAATGTGGACGATCCGGAAAAGTTCAACAAGGCCCTGGACCGGCTGGCGCCATCCGCGCGCGACCTGGCAGTGGCGATCCGGGACGTCAAGCCCGCGTGGGACGACGTCAAGCAGAGCATCCAACACGAGTTGTTCACAGGGGTCGCCGACCGCATCCGCCCCCTCGCCACCACGTACCTACCGCTGCTGCGCGACGGTCTCGGAGCCATCGCCGCCGGGTTCAACACGGCTGCGCTGGGGATCGCCGACTGGCTCGCTGAGGCGCAGACCAGCAGTGACGTCGGTTTGATCTTCGCTGCGACCGAGACCGCGGTGGACGACCTCGCGGGCGCGACCCGCCCGTTGCTCGCCGCGTTCCGCGACCTCGCCGCTGTCGGTGCCGAGGTCCTACCTGGACTGACGGCCGGGGCGGACACCGCCGCGCAGCGGTTCGCGAAGTTCGTGCATGAGGCCAGGCAGTCGGGCCGGCTCAAGGAGTGGATCTCCGGTGGCCTGTCCGCGATCGGGGACCTGGCCCGCGTCCTCGGCAACCTCGGCGCCATCGCTGCGCAGGTGTTCTCCGCGCTCGGCGCGGGGGGTGGCGGGGCCCTTCAGACGTTGCTGACGCTTACCGGCGCGGTGCGCGAGTTTCTGTCGAGCGCCCAGGGGCAGGAGGTCTTGACCACCCTGGGCATGGCGTTGGGGCAGATCTCCACCGTCGCCTCCGGCGTGCTGCTCACAGCGCTCCGCGCGCTGGCACCCGCGCTCGTCGACCTGGCGCCGGCAGCGGCCGAGCTGGCCACGCAGGTAGGCTCCGTCCTGTCCGGCGCGATCCAGGTCGCCGGGCCGGCGATCCAGGGCGTCGCCGGGTTCCTGCGCGACGCCATGTCCTGGTTGGGTCCGACGGCGCTGGCGGTGTTTGGCCTGGTCAAGGCCTACGAGGCGTGGGGCGTCGCCGCGCGGCTGGTGAACACGATCATGTCGGCCAACCCGTGGATGGCGATCATCGCCGGGGTGGTCTTGTTGGTCACGGTGATCGTGACCCACTGGGACGAGATCAAGGCGTACCTGGGCAAGGCGTGGGACTGGCTGGTGGAGAAAGCCGGCGAAGCGTGGGGCTGGATCAAGGAGCACATCGTTCAGCCCCTGAAGGACGCGGGTGCGTGGGTGGTGCGCCAGACCCAGCAGCTCGGCGACGCCCTGTCCACTGCCTGGCAGTGGTGCGTCGACCGGGCCCGGGACGCCTGGCGCTGGGTGCACGACCTCATCGTCACGCCGATCTCGGACGCGGCAGCGTGGGTGGGCCGGCGGGTCGACGACATCGTCAACTTCTTCGGCTGGCTGGGCTCGCTGCCTGGCCGGGTCGCCGCCTGGTTCGGTCAGGTCCACCAGGCCGCTGTCGACCGGCTCGTCGACCTCGTCGGCTGGGTGCGCGGCCTGCCCGGCCGCATCCTCGACGCGGTCGGTGACCTCGGCTCCCTGCTGTACAACGCCGGCCGCGACGTCCTCGCCGGCCTGTGGAATGGCATCAAGTCCATGGCCGGCTGGGTCAAGGACAGGCTCATCGGCTTGGTCCGGGACATCATCCCTGGCCCCGTGCGGGACGCCCTCGGCATCCGCTCGCCGTCGCGGGTGATGGCCGAGCTGGGCCGCTACGCCGGGCAGGGCCTCGCGGTCGGCATGACCTCGACCCGGGGCCTGGTCGCCGCAGCAGCCGAGCAACTCGCCACGTTCGCGACGCCAACGTTGCCGGCGTTCGCGGTGCCGCCGGTTCCGGTGGCGGCGATGGCGGGCGCACCCATGCTGGGCGCGCCCGGGTTCGCGCCGTTCGGCACAGACAGTCGGGCCTCGCTGCACATCGAGCACTTCCACGCCGCACCGGACACCGACGAGCGGCGACTGGCGACCGAGCTGGACTGGATGATGCGGGGTGGTGGGTGATGCTCGCGGCCGGCGACCTTCTCACCACCGACGGCCAGATCGAGTGGCGCGGCCTGGTCCTCGGCGCCGGCACCCGCTACAGGTGGGTGAAGCTCGAAGGCTGGAACGACCTCCCACCGGCGCGCGGCGGGAACACCCCGCACCCGAGCAGGCATGGAACCTACCTGGGTCGGCTGCTCGGCGACGACCGCACCATCACCGTCGAGCTGCTGATCACCGGGCCCCTCGACGTGTTCCGGGAGGCGGTGGCCGCGGTGCGGGCGGCCACCGCCTGGACCGAGGCACCCGACGAGGACCCCCTCGTGGTGCGGCTGCACGATCAGACGCACATGGTCATGGCCCGGTGCGTCCGCAGGGCGATCCCGACGGACCGGCACTACGCGCTCGGGCTGACACGAGCCGCCATCCAGTGGGTGGCGTCGGACCCGCGACTGCTCCGCCTGCCCGCCGAGACGCGGGAGGTTTCGTTGCAGGCCCCGCCGGCCGGGGGCATGCGGTTCCCGCTGGTGTTTCCGCTGCGAGTCGGCGCGGGCGGGTCGGGTGGTGAGGCCACGCTGGTGACCACGGGCAACGCCCCCGCCTGGCCCCTGTACCACCTGCGGGGGCCGGTTCCGGGGCCGGTGATCGACCTCGGCGGGTCGATCCTCGCCTTCGATCCTGGGTTCGTCGTCCCCGCCGGTCAGACGCTGGTCATCGACACACGCCACCAGGCCGTCACCATCGACGGGACCGACCTGTCCCGGGCGGACCGGCTGTGGACTCGCCAGTGGGCACCCATCCCACCCGGGACATCTACCCGGGTGCGGTTCTTCTCGGCGGCCGGGTCGGCCGGCTACTCACCCGACGCCCGTCTGACCGTGACCTGGCACCACACCGACCTGTGAGGAGGCTCCATGCCCGAGCGGTTCTCGTGGGCTGTGAGCGACGCGGACGGCGAGATCACCACGACCGACGCCAGGTTCGCGCTGGGCGCGGTGGTCGCGCCGGGCGGGTCGCTGGTAGCGGCCCGCTCGGGGTGGCGGCCAGGCCCCGGCCAGCCGGGGCGGGTCACCGCCTCGTCACCAACACCGGATGGTCGGGTCACCGTCGCCGCGTTCCAGCGGATCAACACGCCGTCCCGGTCGGCAGCCCCGTACATTCAGACTCTCGACGCCCCCAAGGTGATCGACATTCTCGGAGCGGCACCGCCGCACTCGTCGCTGGGTCGGCACGACCTCATCGTCGTGCAGCAGAACGACCAGCTCCACAGCGACCCCAACAACGCGCTGCTGGTGCGGCATGTGGTCGGCACCCCCTCGGCGACACCCCAGGACCCCGACCCGGCCGCCGGCGGCGCGAGCACCGACTACGTGCCGCTCGCCCGCATCCGGGTCCCGGCCGGGGCCACCGCCATCACGAACGACCGCCTCGACGACCTCAGGCCGCCGGCGATGACTGTGGCCCTCGGCGGGGTTCTGCCGGTGGCGTCGCAGGCCGAGCGGGACGCGATCGTCTCTCCGTACGAAGGCATGGCCGTTTGGCGGCGCGACAAGGATTGGTTGGAGGTCCGCGCGTTCGACGGGTGGCGGGTGCAGGGCATCGCGGTGGTCGCCACCGCTGCTGGCCTGTCGGCCATCACCACCCCGTACCAGGGGCAGGTCGTGTACCGGGCCGACTCCGGCGAACACTACTGGTGGAACAGTACGACGTGGGTGCCGCTGCGGCAGGTCACCGGGCGGATCGTGGCCCGCCCAGGTGCGCTGGTGTCCAATGTGGGCACCACCGAGACGAACATCCCTCCACTGGCGGTGGAGGGTGTGCGGATCCTGCTGAACAGGATCTATGGGATTACCGTCACCTTGCTTGGTGGGTTCACCGCCGCCGCCGGCGACTCGTTCGGCATCCGCGTACGCAGGGACAACCCAACGTCCGGCCTGGTGGTCGCCGAGTGGACGTGGCTGCCGACAGCCGTCGGGCTCGACGACTACCGGACGGTCTCCGCGCCGTGGCGCTCGGACGTGTCGGACAGTGCTGCGCGTTTTTACGTCACCGTGACGAAACTCGCCGGGACCGGGACAGCCACCATCTATGGCAACGGTCGATCCTCGATCCGCATCGAGGATGTGGGCGGTGACCCGGCGCTGTGGAAGGTGATCACATGACTTCGCCACCGGCGTACACGTTCCAGTTCGCCGACCTCGCCACCGGCGTCATCCTCGACGAGCTGCCCCTGACGAACGTCCGCTACAACCAGAAGCTCAACACGGCCGGCACCCTGTCGGCCGTGCTGACGATCACCGATCCCCGGGTGCGAGGCCGGGACCCGTACGACCTGACCACGCCGACCCGTCGGGTGGTGTACGTGCTGCGGGACGGCCGGCCAGTGTGGGGCGGGATCATCTGGACCCGCCGGTACGACTCGGCGAGCGGGCAGGTGAGCATCGGGGCTGCGGACTGGTGGAGCTACTTCGACCACCGCAAGATCCTGCCGCTTCTGCCGGAGCGGCCGCCAGTCGACTACGTCGCGCGGCAGTCGGTGTCCTATCGGGATGTCGAGCAGAACGAGATCGTCCGGCGCGTGGTGCAGCTCGCCCAGCAGCACGCTGGGGGGAACATCCTCGTCGAGGCCGAGACCACCTCGTCGGGCACCTGGCGCGACCGCACCTGGTACGGCTACGCCCTCGCCTCCGTGGGCGAGGAGCTACGCCGACTGTCCAGCGTGATCGGTGGCCCCGACATGCTGTTCACGGTCGCGGAGGGGCCGGCGGGCCGGCCGCGGCGGGTGCTGCGGATCGGCACCCCCTACCTGGGGCAGCAGGGATCGCCGTGGGTGTGGCAGTACGGCGGCAACGTCCGTGCGTACCGGTGGGACAGCGACGGAAGCAGATCGGCGCGCAGGGTGTTCGCCACCGGCGATGGCATGGAGCAGGGAACCCCCATCGCTGTGGCTGAGGACCGGGACGCCCTGACCGCGTGGCCGCTGCTGGAGACCGAGCGCGGCTACAGCAGTGTCCGCGAGACCGCGACGCTCCAGTCGCACGCGGACGCCGACCAGGCCGCCGCCCGCCTCCCGGTCGTCACGATCCAGCTCACCGTTGACGGCACCCGGTATCCGCAGGTGGGGGTGTGGGCCGTCGGCGACGACAGCAGGGTGGTCATCGACGACGAGTTCCACCAGCGTCGCCCCGGCCGGGATCATGGCCTCGACACCACGGTCCGCATCATCGGCGCCGACATCTCTGTGACGGAGCAGGGAGAGGACGTGACGTTGACGATGGCTCCGCTGCTGGAGGATGTGGCCTGATGGGACAGATCAACCAGCCCGCGACCCTGCTGGACCGTATCCGTCGCCTCGAACAGGAACTGGCCGAGGTCCGGAAGAAGGTCGGACTCAGCTCTGCCGTGGTGTCCCGGGGTGGCCTGACCATCAAGGACAACGGCCACCTCCGGGTGCTCGACTCCGCTGGCGTCGAGCGCTTCTTCATCGGGGCTGGTTCCCCGAACCTTCCGAATGGCGATAGTCAGCCGCTCTTCATCGTCCGCGACGGGTCCGGCCGACGGCGCCTCGCCGTCTACGACCCTGTCACCGCCGATGGATACGAACCCGTTTTCTGGGTATGGGACCACATTGGACACGTTGCGTTCACCACCGACCGCAACGGCGGAGTCGCCGAGCCGTGGACCGCCGTCCCGCTGTACCCGCAGTTCGAGATGGGGCACTCATCGCACCACGTCGGCTACACGATGCTGCCGGTGTCAGCACTCACCACTGGCCCCGTGGTGTGGGAAGGCTGGATCGGCAAGGTCAGCCACCCACGTCTTCAGATCCTGGGGTATTGGGGTCGGGCGACCGGGACGTCCCCTGTCTCGGTGACATACGAGGTCCGCGTGGGGCACGACCAGACGGTCGTCGGGTCCTGGGTGTCCACAGGTATCGAGACTGCGCTCTACGGGCCCTGGGATATCAGCCCGTGGCTGAGCCACACGAACATCCCGGTGCGGCTGTCGATCCGCGCGACCAGCGGTGACGCGACGGATATGGTGGCAGTCCAGGTGCTGAGCTGCTGGATGCGCCAGACCTGAGTCAGCACGGGATCTCGTTCAGCTTGTCCTCGGTGTAGCACCGCGTGGTGGTGGTCGTCCGGAGCGGCGGAGCCGGGCTTGGCCGAACCTCCTGCTGCCGGGTTGGGGTCGGGTGCACCGCGGTCGTGGTCGTCGGGGCGCCGGTCGTGGACTGCTGCGGCGGCACCTCGACGGCCTGACCCTGCTGCTGCCCTGCCGGCCGCTGCTGGCGTTGCGCGGGCACCTGCTGCTGAACAGGGGCCTGCTGCTGTGCGGCCGGCGCGCCCGTCACCGCAGGGGCACCCGCGGCACCAGAGGGGGCCCCGCCCGGCGCCGAGTCACCCGCGGTGGCCGGTGTCGGAGTGCCCTCGTCGGTGACGATCGGCGGCGGCGACGCGGGTCCTTCGGCGCCCGTAGCGGGGGCCTGGTGGCTGAGCATCATGGTGCCGCCGATCAGGCCGGCGAGGAGTGCGGCTGCGACACCGCCAACAGCGGCAGGGCGTAACCAGCGGTTCATCAGCTCCCCTTACGAAGTTCGAGCGTGCGCGCGCTCTCACAACAAATCGCCCCCCAGATCATCTCGTTACCTGATCTCCCCGCCATCGCCCGTCCGGCGTACAGGAGGCCCCGTGTCCATCTCCCCCGAGCTGGTGCTGGCTGCCATCGGATCGCTCGGCACCGCCCTGTCCACGTGGCAGACCGCCCGCACGGCCCGTGTGCGCGCCGAGCTGCGCGCCCTGCGCGCCGAGGTCGCCGAGCTGCTGTCGTGGCAGCTCGGCGCCCGTGCGTACATCCGGCGGCTGCTCGGCGTGCTGATCGATCGGGGCATCGACCCGCCCCCTCCGCCCGAGGCGCTGGGTCTGCTCGACGACCGGAGGTCAGCGTGATCACCGGCATCGACGTCTCGTCCTGGCAGAGAACCCCGGACTGGGGTGCGGTGCGTGGCGCCGGCGTGGAGTTCGCCTACGTGAAGTTGACCGAGGGCACCGGCTACCTGAACCCCAACCGGGACTCGCAGTTC